CCTGACAATGACTGCTCTCTTTAACTCCCTTAACTTTAGCATTATGAGCCTCTGTCCGGTAGCCTGAGTTGATTTTAAATGCTACTCCTGCTAATGACCTTGCATTGTCAAGCATTTGCAAAAACTTAGGCTGCATCTTAGCCCCTGAACCAGGAGCATCAGGAGAATCAAACTCAGCTAACTTGAAGTGTTTGAGAGGAAATTGCATGGTGTAAATTTATTTAATCCTTTTGAATTTTTTGGCTGCACTTTTTACCGACTTTTTGCCCACACAGCCCCATGCCTGTCTGCTCAAGTCATTGGCACAAGGTTTATTCTTGCATGGTTTGATGCCTGATGACCTTGCACAATAATTGTCACCCTTTGCAGTTCCAGGAGCAATGGAGTAACCTTTAGCCCCGAACTTGACAGTCTTGCCATTGACCTTGGCTTTAAACTTTTTCTCTGCCATTATCTTCCTTGTCCTCTATATTTCTTGACATTGCCTGCCTTTGGCCTTCTGCCCTTACTGTGCTTGCCTTCTCTGCGCTTTCCAAAGCTAATCTTAGCTGCTGGAGTGCTGCCTGTCTTTGCCTTTTTCATATGTAAATATCAGTATTTTAGACTTATTATTGTAACCCCTTATGCGAGTTGAAGATAACTATCACAGAGCGAGAACTCAAGTTTCTCAAGGTGCTGGCAACAGGCAGGCACTTCCTAAAGGATCAGGTTAATCCTGACCGCCCATCTGTTGCTAGATGGGGAAATACTCAGGCACAGGCTGACTTAATGGGTGTTCTTGGTGAGTATGCTGTTGCCAAGGCTCTGAAGCTGCCATTTGACACTAGCATTAACCTGGAAGGCGATGGAGGCAAGACTGACCTAATGCTGGGTGAATATGACATTCAGGTGAAGTCTACTAAGTACAAGACAGGCAGGCTAGTGTTTAACAATCGCAAGGAGATTAGTGCTGATGTGTTCATCTTATGCTGGGTGAATGAGGAGGCCTCAGAAGTTTCCATTTTAGGATACATTCGCAAGCAATCAATCGAAGATTGTCTGATTGAGATGAATCTTGGTCATGGGAAGAGGCTAGTAGTTGAGCAGAAGTTTCTCAAGCCAATCAGCATTCTTACTGCCTATCTTGAGCGATTACCTTAGACCTGCTCTGCCCTTCTCTTTGGCTGACTCATATTGCTCTTTTGCCACAGGCCAGAGCTGATGTCGGCAGTTGTAGCCACCACGATAGCTGAATATAGTAGTGCTATTAGTGCCAGCCATGCGCCCCTGCCAGCCTTTAAGATTAGGCCATGCCTGGACTTCCTCTTTAGTGAAGAACCTTCCTGCCCTTGCTACGCAGAATGGCCTTGAGTCCTGAATCAATGTGCCTTGGTATAGGTAATACTCTACATCTAAATCATCAGCAATCGTCTGGATGTACTCAGCATTAAAGGTCATCACTGAGTCATTGGTTGTCTGCTTAATGTATCGCTCTAAAAATGCCTTCTCAGTGTCAGTGCCTTCAATAAACTTCCTCAAGGTCTTATTTAGCTCAGACCTTGTGCCTATGCCTGCAATGTTGTCCTTTAGGACTTCTTGAATGGCTGTGCCAAAGTTGTTTCTGATGCCTGCTCCTAGCAGTGCATCCTTGGTTGTGGCAATGTTGGTCTCCAGGATTGCCTTGTAAAGCTCAGTCTTAGGCTTGAAGTCATCAATGATGATGCTGATATAATCATTTGATAGCTTAGCAAGCTGGTCAAACCCTGCAACCACTTCAGCCACTTGTGCCTGGTATAGGCTATTATTGACAATCGTGTCTGAAATGTCCTTCTTGAGCTTAATCATTTCCTTGAGTGCCTTGGCTCTATCCTTGGCATCCAGACTAAGGTTGCTGGCTAGGTCAATGACCTGGTCTGATAGTTTGGCAAAGACTTTAGGAAGCGCATCATCCATGCGCTTCTCAATAGCCATCTGAAGCTCCTGAATCTTCTTGATTAATTCAAGCTGCTTCTCATTCATTAATCAATCTGAGAAATGAGATTGTTTATTTTATCAGTAAGCATCTGATAAAGCTCTGTATTGCCAGACTTATTGGCTCTCTCAGCAGCAAGACTTAATTGCTGAACTGCTAGTGGTAGCTTACCAAGGTTGTCTTCATCTGGAGAGGATGAGCTATCACTGACATCATCCATCAGTGGCACTAATCCTGACTTAATCTGCATCTGCTTCTCTGCTGCCAAGGCATACACATCAGCCCTCTGCTGCTGCACAGGCTTATCATACCATCTGGCATCCTCATCAACCTTCTGCATGACAAATGCCGCAAGGTTGGCACTCAGGATGTAATCTAATTGAGTGCATCCATTGGAAGCAAGAAGCACAGTCTTTTCATCTGTGGTCTTAAATGGAAGTGGATCAAGCTGGCTGAGTATCTTCAAATAAGTTTTCTGAATGCTATTGTCACCATAGAGCTTCTCCACATAATCTTGCTCAATGCCTGATGTAATAAGTGGGTTGAACTTGCCATTCATTGCCTTGGTAAGCTGCTCAGCAATCATGTCAGCAGTTGTCACATCATAGTCAGTAGGCACAGTGATTTGAGGCAGTGCAGCCATCACCTTGTCGCTATCCATCAGTGATGAACTGAATAGCGAGTTGTAACGCTGATACATGATGTAGTAGCAGACCTTCCGGTAAACTTGTGCCAGATGGACAGTAACAGAGAAACAGAAGGTGTTAAGCTCCTTCCTGTCATATTCCTTTGCAATCCCTGATTGAGCAGCAGGTATCTGGCTGAGCAATTCAAGACCAATAGCCTTAAACCCTTGAAACTCTTTTTGCAAGATGTCCTCCTGGAATAGCTTAACAGTCTCTGTTGGCCTCTCAATGTAGCCAGCCGGAGGCACAGGAGGCACAAGTGGAGTAGGATTGACAGCACTAACCCGGTCTATATTGATTTCCATCAGGCCAAAAGGTGAAGTAGATGCTCTTCCAGAGCCTTGGCAATCATTACAGCCTATCTTCTCCTCCTTTCGGTTTGTCCTGATGCCTGTGCCATTACAGGTCTTACAGGGAGACATCTTCAATGCCCACTTCTGAGGCAGGGCATGAGTTGCCCAAAGTATATTTAGGTCATCAGTCCTGAACAGCACTTCATTCCAAGCTGGAAGGCAAGGAGCAAGGACTGAGTCATAGACTAGCTGACCATCTTCTTCTTCATAAATTATATTGCCCACCTTGCAGGCTGGCAGATAGCTGAATTGGTAAGGCAGAATGAATACCTGGAATGGCTGGTCATAGGTGTACTCATTAACCTGCCGGAAGAGCATAAGCCCCTGAGTGGTGAAGCACAAGAACTGATCCCACTTCTTCCGGTTCATGTCCTTGTAATCCTCCGTCTTGGTGATTACATAGTCCTCACCCTCCCAAATCAAGTCCTCACTCTCAATGATGTGAGGGTAAGGCTTTGACCAGTCAAGTGTAGTAACCTGTGATGGATTTTCAACAAACTCATCATAGTCAGGCACTGTAATTACAACTGCATTGCTATCCTTCAGATAAGTCTTTAAGAACACATTGAATAGCCACTTCTCAAGGCTTCCGGTCTTTGGCAGCTCATATTCTACATAATGCTTTAATGTATTATCCATTAAGCCTATGCGTTCAGCTATGCCTGTCTTTTTGAAATCAGATTCAAAGGTGATTTTAAAGTCATCAGCCTGCTGAATCTTCTGGAGGAAAGTAAATACTCTCCCAGTGGCAGTGGTTGTAGGAGCTTGCCATCTCCTTCTCCTATACTCCTTCATCCAAGGCTCTTCACTTGGATGCTGAGTGTGGAGGAGCTTTTCGGGGTACTCATTTTCAAAGTGGTACTCCAATTCTTCGGCTTTTTCACGAGCCTCTTCAATGTAGTCGTGCCTGCCTTCCCGAATCTTACGGTCAAGCAACTTTGATAATAATACCCCGATTAACTCTTCCATAATTCAATTAACCTTCTGCTGGACAATCAACATTCAATGTGATGGTCTCCTGACCGAAAACACATCCATACTCATTAGTCACAGTAACAATGAAAATGTAAGTGCCAGTAAAACCAACCGGATTCCAGGTGATTACACCAGTTTCAGCATCAATAACAAGTCCAATCTCAGTGATGTCATCACTGCCATCACCTTGCTCGATTGACCATACTTGCTCAGGCGCACCAGATACAGCTCCTATGTTCAGCACAGCTGAAAAGGTAACAGTCTGTGGGTCTGTGCAGGCACTTGTAATGGTGTTGCCAACATAAGTGCTACCAGAACCTCCGGTAAAGCTGATGATGTAGTAAAGCCCTTCAAGGAATGTATCAGTGTCAAACTCATAAGGAAGTGCATTGACCTTGCTAACCCAGTTCACAGTCACTTCAGCCATCTGGTATGTGTTCAGGTCAGCAGTGATGATAGGGTCACCAATGACTGTCACATAGTAGCCGGAGGCATCCCAGATACGACCTGGAGTGAAGTAATAGAAATCAAAGTTCTGAGCAGAAGCAAGGATGTCATTGTAGAACTGAACATTGCTCTGCACTACACCTTGCATGTCCTGATAAGTCAAGGTGTGAGTCTTAGCCAGAGCCTTAGTGTTCTGCATACCTCTACCAGCAGTGGTAGCTGTTTCAGGCTTTGGCTTTTCACCGGAGGTATTAAATACCAGGTAAGCCTCGCCATTCAGATAACGGTCATAAAGAGCAGCAATCCACAGGTCAGCAGTGGACTTCTCTTGAGAAGTCAAGGCAGCAGACTTACGAACATAAGCCACCGCCACAATTTTATTCTGGAACTCCGGATCACACAGG